ACTTATATTATATTTCTTTTTCTTTTGGTTCTTTTCTTTTTCTTTTTTATCGCCATTCATAGTTGAAAAATATCTATGTGCTAGTATTATGGTATAAGTTTGCCATTCATTATGTCTGAAAATGTTACCGAAGAAAAAAGAGAAACCTTAAAAAGAATTAGTGTGTCTGTAAATCCAGAAGATTATCAACATTTAAAAGACCTATCAAGAGCAGGACTCTCAATAGGTTTTTTAATTCGTGAAGCTATACACGATTTTGTTATAAAAACTAAGAAATAATTATAAAATTACCTCTCCTTTTGAATCCAGTTCTAAAGCATAATCAACTTCTGGAGTACGTTTAATAGTGTCAACTTTAATAGGATTCATAAAACAATCATCTTCAATAACGTGTTGACGTATTAAAGCTGTTGCTTCATCTTTGTTTTTAGCTTCAATGTGATAGTAATCAACGTGAGTTTGAGTTACTCTTACTTCGTATCTATTCATTTTTTTATCTCCATATAAGGTGTTTTAGTTTCATATAAATCTTTATTATGATCCCACCAAAGATCGATAATATATTTTTGATTACCGAAAAAATAACCTCTATCTGATTCTCTACATTCTTCAATATAAAACTCTATAAAAGGTTCATAATAATCTGGATTTAGATTATTATCTTTAGCTATTTCTTTAGCTGTATCAGCACAATGCTCTTCAAATTGTTCATTAACATAAAGAGCTTCTTTTTCTTCCATAATTTGATTTGGTAATGGGTTTTCAATCATTTTTTTATCCATAATTAATTTCTATAGGACTATTAGATTTAAAAATAAAATCTATATAAACTTCTTTACCACATCTTTCATATTCATCAGGTTCATAACCTAATTCTTCTAAAGTATTTTTTGTAAATTTTTCTTCTAAAAAAGCATCACTTAATTCTTTATCAGAATATGAAAATTGCCATTCTTGTTCTTCATCACAGGCATGACCAATAACTAAATAATAATTCATTGGTATCTATCCTCCCACTTGCAGTTGTACATTTTTGTTTCATCAAATTCATCTTCTTCTATTTCTGTCACGCTATCTAGATCCCATGTACCTATATCATCAGGATCAAAACATTCTGAATCAAAATTTCTAAAGTTTGATCTAACATCTTCTTCAGATATATTGTCAGGAGTTTTTACTTTCATCCAGTAGTAACTTCTAGACTCAATCCAAACTTTGTAATAGTTACTCATCTTCATTATTCCTCCCAAAGTGATTGGTTTAATATAGTTTCATTATCATAATCTCCTTCTCCAACCTTATATTTATCAGGATTTTTTAAAACATAATCCCAAGCAATTTCTTTTAAATTTTCTTCTTCCCAATAGGTTATATCAGCATCTTCATCTTCAAAATATTCTTCTTTACATATCTCTTCCCATATATCAGTCAAACATATTCGGAATGTTTGCTGATAATCTGTAACTGTTGTAAATTCAACTATTTTCTTTTTACTCATCATCTTCCTCCTCATCTTCACAAGTTACTTCAGCATAATGACAATTTTCTGGTACTAAACCTTTTTCATAAGTCTCAATAGCCCAATCTTCATCAGGATCATAATCATATCCTGATCTCTCGATAGCTTCATCTTCATCTTTAGCTTTTACTACATAGTAAGTAGCTTTACACATTCCCCATAAGACTGTGTATGTTTTTTCTTTTTTCATTTTCGTTACCGAATTTTCGTTTTTGGAAAGTACTGGACTTACATAGAGTATCCATTTACATCAATAAAGAATAGGAATTGCTAATGCCAGTTAATTATTGGATCTTATCCAAGAAGTGAGTTAATAATATTTTCTCAGCTTTTGCTGATTCATCTGGATCTTTATCATCTACATATTTCTTTTTATTTCTTAAATAAATTAATTGTTTTAAATCTCTTCTATCTTCTAATTGATCTTTTAATTTTTTTTCATTTTCTTTTTCCCATTCTTTAATATCTTGTTCAAGAATTACTGACTTATACCATCTGTAAAAAGTATCGTTATTAACATTTAAAAATTCTTTTTTAACTTCTGCTATAACTTCTGATCTACTTAAACCTTTTCTAATATGTTCTTTCATTCTCTCCTTACATGATTCATTATCTTCGTGAATATTTGCCATTAATCAATTCTCCTACTAGTAATTTGTATTTCTCTTACTAAATATCTAACTGACTCTTCATAATCTATTTCATTACCTTTTTGAGGTAAAAAGAAAGTAGCATCCCTTTCTGCTAACTCACATAATACCGAAAGTATATTCAGTAATATATTTACTTTGTTTTTTATATCCATGTTATTTAGTTGTAAATGTAACTTGACCTACTTTTGCACCATTAATATCCCTTAATGTTGTTTCTAGTTTCGATGACGTATCATCATCAATAACTGATTCAATAATATTTGCATAATTTTTAAGTATTCTTGAAATTTCAGAACCTAAATTTTCATCAGTAAAAGAATCGTTATCAGTATTAATTTTAATTGTGAGATTCATAATTTTATTTAGTATTTTTGTTGATTGCTTTTAATAGATCCATAAAAAATGGACTAGGTGTAATTGTGAAAGAATCTCCATTCTCTTCTACTTCGGCTTTAAAATAGTTAGGATTGTTTTTTCTTTCTTCTTTTATTAATCTTTCAAATTCGAGAGAATCAAATTCTTTTTTTTGTTTTTTCATTTTTCAATCCTCACTAAATTGTTTTGAGTTAAAATATGATCTATTAAATCTTTTATTTCTTCTGTAGATTGATAAGCAATTGTAGAATCTTGTAATTTGGCAAATTCTTCTGCCCATACTGCAATACTCAAAATTTTATTCATTTGCTTGTAAGTAATCCAAGCTCTTTGTGATTCATTCATGATTTTTTATATAGGAATGTAATAATAATGATATCATAAATATAGTTTATGTACACACATTCATGTCGAGAGTTAAACAATTCATTCAAGATCATTCAGACTTGCCCATTCAAGACATTCAAGACTTACTTCATTCAAAACATTCAAAAAATTCTAAAAAAGTAAAATTCCAGGATTTTGATTTTTTATTTCATTTTTTGATTTTTTACTTTTTAAAAATTAAATAATTATTTTAAATTTTTGAAGTATCCTTTTTTTTGTGTTCCATGGATCAATAACGCGAAGGGATCAGGTTTAAAACAACTTGAATCATCCTTATCTATTTTGTATGGCTTACCTATATGCTGAATACCTTTTTTTATTGCTTCATCTTCTGAATTAACAACTAAAGCCCATCTTTTAAAATATCCCTTATGTATTAAATCATCACGCTTACCACCAAATGAAGCTGTCAAAAAAAAGTTATCAGGTATTGCGACATTAGTTCCGAATAAATGAAGGCTTTTAGAATAACAATAAAATTTAAGATGTTTATTAAGTCTAGCTACTGCTAACCAGCATCTTAAATATTCACCATTAAAAAAGTCACCACTTGAATGAATTCTAACTTTATTAATATTTTTTGTTATGTGTTTTTGTATTGAATTATTAATTAATTCATATGTTTTATAAAATCCATCCTGACTATTTAAAGTACTTTTAATTAAATCTAAATTATATTTTCTAGCTTTGTAGACGTTAGGATATTGAGCTTCCTGACTAGCTGCAAAGCATCTAAATTTATTATTATCCCCATCTTTCACAGTAAGTTTACCGTCTTTATTTAAGACGGCATAACTGTGACATTCTGAAGCCATCGGACAAGTACGGCCTGCTGGAATATCAAATATAAGAGTTTTCTTTAACTTCTTATTTTGTTTTGACATTTTTAATAGTTGTTTCATTTGATTAAATCCTTATTAACGTCTATAACTGCTATATTCATTAAGTTTTTATATCTGACATTTAAAAAACTAACTTTAAAACGTTTAGCATCTTGTTTATTGACATATGCACCTGATACCATCGGATCCAAATTTTGAAAATCTTTGTTTAAATTCCAATATCTAAGAATTTCTTTTTTGCTTTTAAAATCTCTACCATACGCGGCAGATACTGTTAATGTGTGATTCATTTTTTAATTAACTCCTTATTTTTTAAAATGTTTGTTTTAAGTTCAATTAAATTGTCTAATTCTTTGTTAGCTTCATTAATTGTTTTTTGGTTAGCTTCAAGCTCACTCTTTTTAGTGCAATAATTTTCTATATCTTGCCTACAATAAAAAATATTTTCTTTTAAAAAATAGATTCTATCATCGGTTAATTTTTCAACTATTGCTAGCTGTTGTTGATTTAACTCCATAATGAATGAAAATAAATATGTTTACATTAATATGATATCAATTAATAGTTTATATTTAAAGTATTATTTAAAACATTCAATAAAAAAAACATTCAAAATTGCATTCAAAAATTCATTCAAAAATTCATTCAAAATATTATTACTTACTAATAGTCTATTTTTTTTTAAATTTTTTTTTTATTTTTTTTTAGACCTGGGCAAGTTCTCAATAAGAAAAATTATTGAGAATAGGTAATTAAAAAAATACCCAGAGATTCTCTGGGTAGTTGGTTAGTTATCTAGGGTTAATCCCTATTTCATATTTTGCATAGTCCCTATCTGTGGGATTATAGATTTTAAATTCTGAGCAAGTTTCAGCAAGTTCCCAATTTAAAACGTTAGCACAAAAATATTCGGGATTATCATGATAATAATCTTTAAGATTGTCTGACTCTATAAATTGAGTAATTTTTAAATCTGATCCATGCCTAGAATAATCTAGGCCTATTGCATCAACTAATTCTTCATAATCACAATCTATTGTGAAAATAATTTTTTTGAATTCGTGATTTAATTTTTTCATTTTTTAGTAACCTCTAAAAGTTTGTATTCGAGCTGACAAGTTCTTAATAATTGTTCAGTATCAAATAATTTATTTTTTAAATCGAGATTCTCTTGTAAGAGAATTCCGATTTGTTCTTTTAGATAATTTTCTAAATCTGTCATTTTTAAATGTCCTTAAGTAATTGATGAATATATTCTGTACGGGTTTCTAATCTGGAGTGAATAGTATTAGAAATAACTATCGATTGCCAAATTAAAATACAGAATGAAAAAAATAAAATTGTTGATCTCATTTTTTAGTACTCCTTAGTTTTGAATATTTGAACAAATCTAAAACCTGCATCCTGTAAAGTCTGCTTATCTCTAGCTAGTAGAGTTTTAGTCCTAGTCAATTCTAAGATCCAATAATCTGTAGGATCATCTAAACAGAAATCTAAGTTTCCGTATCTTTCACGAACAAAGAAGGGAATTTCTTTACTCATTAAAACTGGTTTGATTGCCATAATTTTAGGAAGGTAAAAAGGAAGGAAATAAAAGGAGTAATAAAATTACTCCTGATACAATTCTAAACGTTTGACCAGACTTCAAAATGTTCTTTCGATGTCTCATCAACATAAGGCATTCTTTCGAATCCATAATGGTAATACTTAACTCCAGACAGTGCATCACGCATAGCGTGTAGATATGCTGCTGTCTGATCTTCGTATAAATATCTGCATAGGTTATAACCTATATAGACACCATTAGGATGAAACATGGAATCCTTATTATCAACTTTTTTTAATCCAATATCTAACCCATTAGGATAATGAGTTTCAATAAATTTATTAACTGTATCTAACTTATCGTTAGACTCTGTTAATTCATCGTGTAAAAGTTGCAATAGTTCGGGATAGTCCGATCTATCGAATTCTGTTTTCGACATAGTAAGGAAGGTTAAATTTTCTAGATTCTGTTTTTAGATTTCCTTTTGTTGTTATCAGATACACAATTCTTTAAAATTGATTCTCTGGTAACGGATTTCTAAAAACGATTAGCACAAAAATTGGCAATAGTACATCCCCATTTTTTATGCTGATAGCATATTACCATAACTCTAATATCAAGTCAATATTATTAACTAATATTTCTAAGTCCATCGAGGATCGCTTCAGGCAGGCGAAAATTTTGAAGGTACTAACATAAGCAAGTTATATTAAAGTGCTATCAGAGAGGCACACAGACACCTTAGAGCGTATATAGGGGCATATTTCTAAATTTTTTTTTGCCATGGCCAAGCCGAGGAACTTAAATATATATCCTAAATCTTCGTTACTTCGACTCAACTTTAATTGAAAGCTCTGGAGCTTGGATGTTTACAGTTTCTACGGACTCACCTATTACCTTGCCAAGTGAGTCTAGGATCTGTGCTGCTGTTTGAAGCTGACCTTTTGAAATAGCTTTGTTAAATAAACGTACTCTCATTGCTTGAAGACGAGGAAGCATATTTTCTCTATCTTTATCCCAATCTTCAGTATTCCAATGTTTTACACGACCCCAATCTTCCCAAGCTGTTGTTATAGAGATATTTTCAATTTTTGAATGTTCTATTACAAGTTGGCGTGTAGTTTTGCCGTCTAATTGTCGTGAATAAAGACGTTGAGCACGTTCTTGAACCTTTTCTGCTGTTGATCGTGCTACGAATCTAGGTCTGCGAGTTTTATTCGCTTGAGCTACTGGAGGTGTAATATCGTTGGGAAAGGTAGAAGAAGCCACGGACTTGAT